TATCACACTTTCAATAAACTTGATAGAGTTCACTATGCCGTTCAAGATGTACTTGATTATGAACAGTATGAACACTCCCATGCCCACTGTGGCGGCAATTGGGAGCCCTAATTCTGCAACCATTGTAAAAAACTGTGTCATTATGTGTGTATTTATCTATGTATTATAGGCAAAAATTTATAGATTGACAACCAAAAATACAACTGCTATACTATCGCTACATACATTATTATTATGATTTAATCGGTAAATAATAAAAAGTAGGCAAAAAATTATGAAAAAACGTACCAGAAGCATATTAGATGAGTTGAGAAACATCGGTAGAGTTGATGATGCTGAAGCATTTATTGAAACTACAGGATCCAACATCATTGAAAGTGCTGTGAATTTACTACAAACAATAAGTGAAAATTATCCTGAAGAACAAGCACAGGAACTTGAAAGACGTTTTTTAAACAGTATTCGCAACAGAGAAGCAAAAAAGTTTCAAGTGGGTGTAAAAAAGATAATTGAAAGCAAAAAGTCAAATGATTCTTAAAGAAGGCGGCAATGTATTCAAAGATCCTAATGGACAATTAGCCACTCAACGAATTAATCAAGCAGATGTGGCTCCCACACTTGCCTGGTTAGAAAAAATTACAGGATTAGATTTACAAACTAACATGTTGGGTACAACAGGCAAAGCACCTACATCTGGTGACTTGGATGTTGCAGTAGATCAAAATAAGATTTCAAAAGATCAACTGGCAGACAAATTGAATCAATGGGCTATACAAAACAAACAAGATCCTAAACTGTGGGTAAAGAAAAGTGGCATCAGTGTGCATTTTAAAACTCCCATCAGAGGCAGTGCAAAAAACGGATACGTTCAATCAGATTTGATGTTTGGAGATCCTGAATGGATGAGATGGAGTCTTCAAGGTGGCGAGCCTGGATCACCATACAAAGGAGCAGACAGACACGTGATGATGTCATCAATTGCCAAACCACTTGGATACAAATGGAGTCACAAAGCAGGACTATTAGCAAGAGACACCAACGAACCTATCACAAAAGATCCTAACAAGATTGCTGAACTGTTGTTGGGCAAAGGTGCAACAGCAAATGATTTAAACACTGTGGAAACTATTCATGCAAAAATAAAAGACAGATCAGATTATGATACGTTGGTAGCAGACGTAAAAGATTCATTTGCCAAGATGGGCAAAACGTTGCCAGAGAGTATACATGATCCAATTGGTTGGTACAGAACATTATTAAACAAAATAAAAATATGAGACTGGTAGAATTTAAACAGGTAGACAAAAAGAATTTGATTCTTAAAGAATCAAGAATACAACACGCAGAAGATTTAATTTTCTGGGAAGGTTCTAAAGGAGCCATCAGAGCAATAGAACAATTACAATCATTAAGTCAAAGCACACAGTCATTGACAATCAAATGGGATGGTTCACCTGCTGTGGTGTTTGGAAGAAATCCTAATGGTGAATTTATTTTTACAGACAAGTCAGGTTTTGTAGCAAAAGGTTATGATGGGAGAGCAACCAACTCAGCAGATTTAAAAAGTGCTATCATGGGCAGAGGAAAAGATCCTACAAAAAGAAAAGCACAGGCACAGTATGCTTCTAAAATGGCTTCAGTGTTTGATGTTATGCAACAAGCAGTGCCTGAAAACTTTCAAGGTTATTTTGTTGGAGACATGTTATTTTTTCAAACTCCTAAAAAAGCAGGAAACAATTTTGTATTCAAACCCAATGTGGTAGAATATGCTGTGGACTCTACAAGCGACATGGGACAAAAAATTGGCAACAGCACCGTAGGAGTTGTTGTGCATCACACATTGTCTGAGGACGGAAAAATATTACCCATTAAAGATTTAGATATTATTCAAGGCAGTGTGTTAGCAATACCACCCACAACACTGAATAAAAAAGATCCTATTCAAGTTAAAGGTGTAGATCAATTGAAATCAATAGTGAACAACAGTGGAGCAGAAATAGACACCCTGTTGAACAAAAATAAAATAGCAGAAATGAAATTAACAGATTTACCTAATATTTTGTACACTTATACCAACAGCAAAGTGGACACAGGATTAAACAGATTAGGAGATGATTTTCTTAAATGGTTGGCGGCAAGTGCTGTGAGTCAACCCAAAAGAATCAAAATTAAAGAATATGTAAAAGCAAACGTACAAGCATTCAGCAAACTATGGTTTTTGGTTGGCGGAATAATGAAAGTTAAAGATTCAATCATCAATCAATTGGATCAGGCTCAAGGAGATATCACAGCAACAATCAATGGCAAACCAGGCGGTGAAGGCTATGTGTTGGGTTCACCTGAAGGTAATATTAAATTAGTGAAACGTTCTGGCTTCAGTAAAGCCAACAGAGCGATAAATAGATAAGGAGAACAACATGAAAGCAAAAGAATTTATAAAAGAGTTTAAAGACATAGATCCAGCAGATGATCCAAATTCAGGAATGGATAGAGAATTCAAACAGGATTCTATATTCAATCAATTGGGGAAAATATTGGACAGTCAAGGCAATCCAAATCCATTGGACACAGTGACAACAGATGATGGCAAAAAATTTAAAGTTACATTTAAGCAAGCCACACTGTTGAGAAGATTGTTAACTGCACCCACAGTAAAACCTCAGGTGAAATCACAGTTTACAAAAGATCTTCAACAAAGTCAAACACTTGAAAAATATTTACAAGCAGATGACATGGTACAACTATTTGTGTCTACATATGGAATCGACAAAGCAGAACCTAGCAACTACTAATCAATTGGACTTTTTAAGTTCATTGTTTGAAGCACGTATGACTCGTGATTCAAAGGACCAGAAGATCCTTACCTTCACAGATTGTGCTGAAAGATTGTATTTGACATTGTTGATCATGCAACTATTAAATCAATATCCCACATACAGACAGTTGGCTTCCAAATATTCCAGAGAAACAAAACATTCAAACTATGATAGATTTAGAATGTATTCAACAGATTTGTACAATTTTGTGTATTTTGTGACAGGTGACGATGAAGCACTGGACAAACTGAAAGATCCAGACAGTGCCAAAGCAATGAGGAAGAAAAGCAGATTCCCCACAATGGCATTCAATAGATATTTGTCAGCACTGCAACAAGGATTGATTGCACCCAGTATCATGCAGGTGTTCTTGAACATAGAATCAGGACTCAACATAAGAAACACAGATTACAAAACAATCAGAAGAAGTTTGTTTCAATTCAACACACTGTCTACACGTGACAAACAAAACCTTGTGACAAGACTGCTTCATGCCGCAAGAGCCAAATTGAGAAGTTCAGACAGCATAGAACATCTAGAAAAATTAGCCTCAGATAGAAATCTTGAAACAGGCAGAGTGGATGATGCTGAACCTAAAGTGAGTGTGCCAGATGTGAGTACTCAAGGCAGAGACCTTGCACTGTACAGATACATCATGGGTGGCAAAAATCTAGTGGCAGTGAAACGTTTTATAGATTCAGCACTGTCAGGCAAATCAATACCTTCTTCAATTGTGCAGGCATATCTGCCAGCAATACAATTAATTGACGATATTGTGAAAGCAGGCCCTTCTTATGTGAGTGTGTTAAAAGCACTGCAATCTAGAGCCAAAAAGAGCCGTAAATAATATATTACCACACAATTAATACCAAAACCTTATAAATACTTGCATATACACTTCGGAGCGAAGTGTGTCATTTAACGATAAAAAGGAGAAAAAAAATGGCATCAGTAACAAGAACAAATGGCTTAGGTCATGTACACGGTACTAATTATAGTACTGCAAACATCCAAGGTATGGAAGTAGACGCTTTAGTTAATTTAACTTCAAAAGGTGGAATCGGTTCAACTGTTGAAGCAATCAACCAAGCACTACAACCAATCGCTACTGTATCAACAGGTACAGCAGGTAAAATCTTTATGCTAGTAGACAGTTCGCAAAATACAGCGGCTTCTATGCAAGTAACATTAAGAGCAATGGGTACAGTTGATTCAATCAACTTATCTTCTGCAACAGTTACAGCAAGAGACTTAGACGGATTTGTAGCAACTTAATAGTTGTTATAAGTTTAATAACTTTAATATTAAAAGAACATTCAGGAAACTGGACGCTCTTTTTTTACGACTTATAAGTATATGTGCTAGGAACAACAGCATA